CCTCCGGATTATATGTTGGTAGTCCAGCCTCATGTGCAAGTTCTTTAATTCTCTCGTTCATTCTTTTACTCCATACATGAGTTGCATTGCATCATATGCACAATCATCAATCGGGTTGTGCTTCGTCACGTGAAGTGCTGGATCAAATCCTGGGTAGTCCACTTTAGCATATCCAGACGGAGAGCCAATAATAAAATCAATAGCAGTTCTCACATCTCTCCATCTTGAGAAGTAAAACACAGGCTTCACTTCTAACTGTTCTTCAAGTGAATCTAGCACTAGCTGGTCAAGATTACCACGTGCCCATACGACACACTTTTCATGGTTAGGGAATTGCGTTGACCAGGTGCGGAGAGACTCGACCGCTTCTTCAGCAGTAACATCTATCAAGGATGGGCGGAAGGACTTGTTCCGTGCGTTATCGCATTGTTTTGACCACCACTCGATAGTACCTTTCTTGCAGGTTCTTTTGAGTCTCCTCATCTGGTCTTCGGCATCCAGTTTGACAAAGAACGCAGAGTCCACCAGTTCTTGGTAAGACTTCTTCTCGTCTGGATTGAAATAGATGCAGGCCATGGAGAGAATCACCGAGGATGAATCTTTACCTAGCGTTTCAACATCAAATACAAACATTACTTAATTGCCCTATATTCAAATTTCCAATATGGAATACCTTCTCCACTATACTCGATATTACCTCTCCGTTCCACTTTCTCAAGCCAACGGCAATCGTGGTCTCTGATTCGTACCGGATGCCATGCAAACCAGACATGCCATGTCATGCGTCTATCTCTCTTGATTTTTAGATAATCAAGGAGTTTGTCACAATCAAATTTCATTATTTTCCAAAATTGGCTTTTACTGTCTCAACAACTTTACTGATTGTGAATGCAGTTCTATCTTGGTCAAAGTTTGTATATGTGATAGCACGGAGGTCTGTTCGTTTAATGGCTTCGAGACATTCTTCAACAACCAAATCAATTAGTTTCTGAGAATAACCATAACACACTTGCTTTGAGGTGTAAATCTGGTTTTCTTCAAGGTAACTTTTTGCTTTGTCTGTTAGTTCAACAGTTTTATCGGAGATCATTGGTCTATCCATTCTAATATTTCAAAATATTCACACACACGGTTCTTTGCATCTTCAACGTCAATAGCTAGAACCTCAACCTCTAGTATATCATCTTCTAGATATAAAGTAAAGGGGCATTCGTTGGCTTTTTTGGATGATATGACATCACCGAGATCAACTCTACCAAAAACTCTATGAAACTTACCATGTTTCAAACGTGACAATAAATTGTATGATATCTCATGTGTTTCTATAACTGTATCATACCAATTCTCGGCTTCACCTTGTGTAGCAAACTTCGGAGATAGGGTAGAACCGGAATTCGGATTAACCCAGAACCAAACCGGCGCTTTCATATCAGTTTGTCTATACTTTATTAAATGTGCTTTAAATTGTTTATTGTCAGCCATTCGGTTTCTTAGAGAAGAATAGTTGAATTGAGATTCTCGGTGGAGCCGTGGTTGCTAATGGTGTTGTACAATGCCATTCTCTTTCAGTAGAATGAACGGCTGTATTGTATTGTGGTGAATAGAAATTACCCGTCTTTGGATTGTAATTTCCATCTAATCCCTTGAATTCCTCTGTCCATGCAAACCAGCCACCCCAATTAGAATCCCATTCTTTATTGAGATAAATTGACATAGCATCATAATCGTGATAGTCATTATGCCAATTCACACATGATGTTGCATATCCCATATAAAGAATGGCTGAAGATCCGTATGGAAGATAATCGAGTTTACCACGGTTCACTAACTCATAATAAATTGGATTCTTCCATTCATCAGGAAGCGCACGTGATAATATAGTTCCACCTGTAGCATATTTAAGAACATCAACCCATTTTGTTTGGTTTGATGCCCATACATCACCACCTTTAGTATTATCGTTCCATGTTAACAATTGGTCGATAAACTCTTGTGATAAAACATCACTTAAAATTTTAATCATACTATGCAATCAAATTAATAAAACGGTTAAGTACAATTCGGTTAGAAATACGACCACCAGTGTATTTTGAAAATGCGTTAACTAAACCACGTGTTGTGTTGGTTGTCACTTCAAATTCATCTTCATCATCGGTGTCGATTTTGTCCGAACGCAGGAAATAATATTCATCATATCCTGCTTTAAGTAGGTAGGTGAAATTATTTTTACGAAAATCAATAATACGTTTATCATTCAGTTGAATTTCTTTTTCAGGTGAATAGATACTCAATGCTTGGCGTACATCACGTAGTTTAGCAACATAGAAACCAATCAAATTTGTATTTGTTCGTTGTTTCAACAACTTCAAAAGTGCCACAGTCTGATTTGCTTGGTATGAACCATAGGTGCGTTTTTCACAAGAAAGGATTTCAGCCGTTGCCTTCGTTACAGGATCACGCAAGATCGAACGGGTTTTCCAGTTTGAATCAATACGAACACCATCCCAATGGTGACCACCTTCACGGATGTTATCGATACGTTCACCTAATGAAGAACCTTCACCATCAGTTAGGAAAACTGTATTCACAACCTCAAGTCGGTTTTGTTTTCTGAATTCAGGAACAAGAGTCATTGCGGCTATAATTGCTTCGTTCAACGGAGTACCAGAGAGTCGGAAATTATCTGGAGGAACAAAATTGCTACAGGAGGCAAAACGACCACCAGTACCATAATCAAGAAGATAAGATGCCATTTTTGTGAATTCATTGGCTGTCATTTTGTGTGACAGAATATTCAACAATGAAAATGGTTGTACAGCAATATCACCAACTTTTAGCACAGTTACTTTTTTGCAACCAGAGAATGTGTCTGTTTTATCATTCAAAATACCATTAGAATGAAATGCATATACATCAAAAGGAATGTTCACTTTCTTACAGAACATCACCAGATTCAACAACTGTTTGATTGTTGGATTAATGTGGTCTTGCATTGAACCAGACCAATCAACGAACATCACAAGACCATGGGATTTACCATTTGGTACTTTTGTCATTCGAGCAAAAATATCATCCGTAAATTTGTAGTCTTGAATACGGGACATATTCAATTCACCTGTTTTGGAAATACTAGCACGGCTTTGTTGTTCCGCATTCTTACGCATTTCGAATTCTTTAACGAGGTATGAAACAACCTTGTTAGATTCTTTGCGGAACTTATTCAATGATTCACGCATCTTTTCTGGATTCCACAACAAAGGATATTGTTTCACATTCGTTGTTTCAATATCAGAGATAATCGTTTTATAATCAACAATTACATTTTCAAGTAAAACATCAGGAACATTTGAATATAAAAATTCCTTCGATTTACCACGCATGTACAGTTCTTCTTCTTTCTGACGGAAAGATTTATCTGTTTCAGATTCAATCAATGCATCATCAGCGCCAGCGGAACCTGTACCACCAGATTTACCATCAGATTCGGCATCATCGGATCCATTATCATCAGATTCTTCATTTGTTGATGTTTTTTGTTTTTCAGTTTCACCTTTGGCCTCATCTTCTTTGGCTTCAGAATCACCTTTTTCAGAATCACCAGTGAAATCCATTTCTACGTTATTTACTTGTGGACTTTGTGCTTCTCCACCATCTTCTTCTGATCCTTGTTGGACTTTAAATGTGATGCTTTGTTTCTGTTCTTTGAGTTGTTCACGCATGAATGCTTCAATTTTTTTGGCAACCTCAATAACGTCATCAAATGATTCAGTCTGTTCAACTTCTTTTAAAAGTTCATATTCTTCATTATCAAATTCAATGGCATGGATTGCACCACTCTTAGAGTGTAAATTGATACGGTCAATGAAATTCAATTCGTTGAGGTCTTTATCTTTGACACCAAAGAAATCACGTTCCATAAGTTCACGGTAACCTTTAACAAAGGAAACACGGATACCTGGAAATTTGCGTTTGATTTTTTTCTCAATGCGTACATCTTCACAAACATTCAGAATGGAACGATTTACTTTGAGGTTGATAACAGAATTGTGCCAGCCTTCTTCTGGTGTTTCCAGTGCATGACCAACTTCATGGCCAAGCAAAAGGTCGTATAATTCTGGAGAAAGGTTGCCGTCAAGGATGGGAACAACCAAAACACGATTTTTTAAGTCGAAATAGGCAGTTTGAACGTGCTTTTGTTCAACCATCAGATTTTCAGTAGCCATCAGGCGGGCTAGATTTGATTTTGATTCAACTAACATAAGTTTCCTTGTGAATTTATAGTATGTATTATACTATGACCACACAAAAAGTCAAGTGTTGTGTTGTTTTATTAACACAAATCAGTAAAAATTACTCCTTTTTCGTAATAATTAGAGTTTTTTCTTCGGAAACTTCGAGATTTAGTACATCTCCTTCTTTCCATCCGTATTCATCACAAAATCCTTCAGGAAAAGTCAAAATTCCGTCACCTGAGCCATCTCCGGCGTCTTCGATAGTGAAAGATCCGTAAGTTTTTTGTACCGGCTTGACCCACGTATTCATAACATCATTGAGTGCATCAAAGGAATACGGTTTTTTCACTAATTTTTCATCAAGTGCAAAATAAATGTCGTTTGCCAACTCAGGATCAGCATCAATCAACATTTCTACGAGTCTATTGAGTTTATTGGACATTATCGTGCTCCGATAATACAATTTTGTTGCGTTTTTCGGCCACCACAATTTCAATCTGCATCAATGTGTCCATAACTTCTTCATAACTCATTGCCTCCAGACGTTCGGTGATTTCTTTCAAATCTTTTTCATTAGGCATAATTTGCATCCTTTAGACGGTGCTTTGGTTGACGAACGTACTGAGTATCAAGTCTGTGTTTTTGTGCAGGCTTGATCGGTGTACGACAAACTGGTTTTGGTAACTTTACTACGATGAATGGCCGCAGGTGCAACACCGCCTGTGTCCAATGATTTTATGTGTTTAGTTGTGGATCGACCCGCAGGTGCATCCAAAGAATACTGTAACGGCTGAAAGGTGTCTTTTTTCACCGTAAATGGGGTTCTATGCTTAGTTAACCAAGCCTCATACTCATCACGTTCTTTTTTTGGTTTGAGTTTAGGCTTAGATTTTCCCTGTCTCACATAAATCATCATAAAATATCTCCAAAACGAATAATACTATTATAACAGTTTCACAGATAATGTCAAGTATGCTGTTGTATTTTTACAACTAGCGATTATATTTGCTGTAACGTCTATCTACATATTCATAACCGACTGGTTCTTCATCTCGGTGTCTCTGACGCATTTTTCGAAATTCTGCTGATTCTTTTTTGCGTTTTTTATTATTATATGTTTTTGTATCATAATCATCCGAATCATCTTCGTATGGACGATACTTAGCAACAAATTTACCCACTTCTATCTCCGTAGTTTATAACACATCTGGAATGTTTTCACGAATAAACTTTAATGTTAATCCTTTAACACCCAGGTCTTTCTTAAAAATACCAATAACAATATCCGCTTCACGGGGTTCGAGAGACTCTAACAAAACCATAAGAATTTCTTCTGCACGTTTTGTTGTCAATTTCTCGGCGGTTTCATTACCAACACGGAACATGTAAAGTCGTTTAAGTTCAGTATCAAGTGAAGCATAAGAGATTCCAGGTTTTGTATCTGGTTTCTTATATCTCGCTGGATAATCTTTAAACTTCCATTCCATCTCTGGTCGATATGCTAACTGAAGTACCAACTTTAGTGTTGGTGTCCAATTATTAGCAAGTACATTAATCTTATCTTGTTTTGAATCTACTTTTGCAAATTCATCAAACACTTCATAAATATTTTTTCTCATTAGAATTCCTCTATTACATCCATCAAATTTTTAAGTTTCTTGGCCATGAAGTAAGGTATTAACTTAGAACGTGGGGCCGGCGTTGTATTATTATATGTATCAATAATTGAATTTTTAATATCTGATGGAATATTACGGAGATCAATTAAAGTTTGATTTCTGGAGAAACCGATACGTGCAGTCTCATCTTCATATTCACCATAGTTTGCAGACATGAAAGTAGTGAGTCTGGCTTCTGTCATAACCTTTTGACGAATTTCTCGGACAAATGTATCACCTGGTGATAGGATGTTTGGAATGCCATCACCACGATCACCACCAATAATCTTTGCTTTGAGTTCTTCTAATGGATTTTTAGAAGTGATGAATTTCTTCTGTGTTGGATTATATTGCTTAACATTCTTACCCCACATCTGAAGTTGTAGGAAGTCACCATCACTTGAGAGAATTAACACTTTCTCTGTCTGTGAATAGATTGGTGTCAGTGTTCCAATAATATCATCAGCCTCTGCACCATCAACATCAATAACACGATATGGAAAGTTATCTTTTAGTTCTTGTTTGATTTTACCAAGAATGTCAAAAATCAAGTGCCAGTCTAAGTCAGACTTCTCACGGGTTTTTTTACGTCCAGCTTTGTAGAATGGAAAGAATTCTTTGCGCCAGTATTTTTTATTGTCACAGCACAGCACAACCTCACCATATTCATGGCGAAATTGTTTAATGTGACCACGCAGGATGTTCAATGCTAAGTGGCGAATCAAATATTCTTCGAGTTTCACATTTTTCTGGCCAGAAATTTGGACCATAAGACCTGCCAGTAAAACCTGGTTTAAGTCAACAAGAATCATAATATACCTTATTTAATTACTCTGAGTAATATTGTATCAGAATTAATACGACCTGTCAAGGCCTGTTCAATAGTTTTTTGTGTGGAAGTTTCTTCGTTGAAGTTAATCAGTGTGGTACCCTTAACATTCAATCCACCAGCATCGGTGGCATTGTAGCAACCGAGTTTTCTTGTTTTGGTATTAAATACCCACAACTGTGTAGCACCGATGATATCAACAGGATTAATAGAAGCGACCTTATGTTCATTATCTTCCTTTTTGAATTGAAGTTTTTCGATAATCTTATCAACGGGCTTTGCCTTTTTCTTCCTAGGCGCACGTGAGACTTTTGATGTATGTGCAATCTTAGCACAATCGTCAATAATAGTCTTTAATAAATTAGCATAATCTTTTAATTCAGATTTTTTAAGATATGAATATCCTTCAATAAGGTCTTTATCTTTACCTTTTAATGCATTTTCTATCTCGGTCAATTTATTAGTGTAAACTGGAATAATGAATCTGGTATGAGCACCTTTGATATCTAAGGCTTTCATCAACTCATATGGTTTAAATGTTGTTTTGAAATTCTTGGTGGCAAAACACTCATCGATTGAACCTTCAATTTCACCAATATATTCACGGGTCTTTTCTGCGACACGTTCCTGTATTGAAACAACTTTAGTTGGTTTAACTTCTTCAACCTTTACTACAGGCACAGTATTCAACTTTAGTCTTTTAATAAACGAATTGATCCATTCCTCATTCTTTTCGGATAAAGGTGCACCTCTAAGTTTCATGCGACAAACAAAACCTAGATTCTGAAATTCAGCCTCTGGATTCTTTTCAATTAGTTCAATGTCTTTTTTAGATGCACCGATTTCTCTCAAATAAGAAAGTGTGAACTTCTTACTTTCTTTGGAATCGGAATGGTAATTGTACCAGTTTAATGCGGAAGATAATGATGTTTGTCCGGTTTTCCATGATGGTTCTCCACCAGACAATGCTTTTTCAAAATCTTTAACGGATGCGTGTCTCATGCGTATTTACAGCCTTTACAGAATCGAGACGGAAAGAACGCCAACCATTGCTTTCCATGTCCCACACAGAGAGTGTATTAGGATTCTCTGCTCTTGTCAAGCCTTCTGTTAGCAACTGTTGTCCCTCAACAACAGGTTGTGTAGGTAGATATTCCGGTAAAAGTGTACATTTCATTTCACGTTCTGTACCGTCAATTTTGGTAAACACAACTGTGGACACACTATTGGACAAAATTTCTTTTAATTCATACTTATCAAACATTTTTCATTTCCTTTTCATAATCTTTAATATATTCAAAAGTCTCATCTTCCATACCAGCCATAATATTATCCATAACTTCTTTCGATGTTGTGGTAAATTTTGTAACGACACCATAAAAACCATCTTCCGCCATACGACCAATATAATCTATCGGTGAAGTCAATATTGCTTGGAACCGTTCTGGCATTTTTGGTGGATCGTCTTGCACAATGATAATATCAAAGTAGTCACCTAATTCTGTTCCACCAATTTTTTCACCTGGGTTTTTAAGTTGAAACTGTGAAAATTCCAAATCTCCATCATCATTTCGATAGAAGTTAATTCCATCAAATTCGTTATTCTTTAATTGTTGTAAGAATTCTCTCATTGAATGCCTTAATATGTGACTTTCTCACTTTGACCATAATCCATGCATTGTAGTAATCGTTAGATTCCAATACACTACGGTCAAACTGCTCTTTAGCTTCAAGATAACCACATTCACCTTTTGATTTACAAAGATGTAATATTTCTCTCTTAAAGTTTTCTCTACCATGGAGTATAACATCATTTTGCAACTCGGCACTAGATCCGTAGTATGTTTGCCAGTCTGATTGTGTTTTATACCTTTTCTTTTTACCTTTAAGTACTTTTGTCCTCATAGAGTAAAAAAACTTTTTACCAATATATTTTCTACCTGTAGTTAAATGGGTGATAATATAGACAAAGCCATAATTATCACCCACATCTTCTTCTGTAAAGTCTTTATTGTTGTATAACCAATTTATTTGTCCCATTCATCATTCTCATCGAAGTCCTCATCATCTATATATGATTCATCTAGGATTTCGATTCTTTCACCGCAGAATGGGCAATACGTTGGTGATTCATCTGATACATAATCTTCTTCAAATGCAATTTCGCAAGTCGATTCACAATTTTCACATTCTGCTGTTATAATTTTTTCAGACATTTTTTATCCTTCTTATTTTATGCCCAAACGTCACCCCAGTCTCCTGATGTGGCACCTTTGGCATAGTCTGTTGCACGATTCTCAAAAAAGTTGGTATGTGTAGGTGCATTAATCATCTCCTCAACCCATGGTAATGGATTGCGTTTGACTTTAAAGATACCCTTCATACCAAGACCAATCAATCTGCGGTCAGCAATGTAACGGATGTATTTTTTCAAATCGTCTGCTGTGAGACCTTCCATTTCACTGACACCAAATGACAAATCAATAAA